TCTGTCTTGCCGTGGCATAACCGGTCATCCTTGACTGGTAATCACCCCTGAGCAGCCCATCCACATTGAACTTAAAGAAATACTTCTTCTTTTCCTCCGCAGACAGCAGAGCCCTGACCATTGCCTGTTCCCACCGGCTCACCCAGGGATCCAGCGTGTACTTCACAAACTCCAAAGACTGCTGCTCAATGTTGCTGAAACTGGACTTGTCCAGATCCCCGACCATATGAGGCGGCACCCTGAAAATCCTGGCAATCTCATCAATCTGAAACTTCCTGGTTTCCAGGAACTGGGCTTCATTCGGTGCAATGGAAATCGGCGTATACTTCATTCCCTCTTCCAGGACAGCAACCTTATTGGCATTGCTGCTTCCCCCGAAAGTAGACTGCCAGCTCTCCCGCACCCTGCCCGGATCCTTCAAAGTCCCCGGATGCTCCAGCACTCCTGACGGAGCGGCACCGTTGGCATAAAACTTGCTTCCATACTCCTCCGCAGCAATGGCAAGCCCGATCGCATTCTTCGCCATGGCAATAGGTGAATATCCGACCAGTCCGTCAAACCCAAGCCCCGGAATATGCAGCACATCCGCCGGATGCAGACGTACAATCTTTCCACTCGCTTTCGGATCCGTCCCGGTTCTGCCGTCCACATCATCACCGTCATAAACCAGATACTCATAATAAAGCCTGCCATGCTCATCCCTGTCCACCGTCATCCGGTCAGGCATCAGCGGATAAAGAGCCACAATTTCACCCTTTCCATTCCGGATGATCTGACTGTACGCATTCCCCCACAAAAGCAGATGCGTCATCAAAGTCTCCCGGAACACAAAAGAAGTCATCTCCGGATTCGGCTCATCATGCAGCAGAAAATAGAGCGGATGATCCACCGCCTTTTCCTTACCGCCATTATCGTTATACCTGTAAAACTGCAATGGCAGCCCCGCCACCGCCTCAGAAAGAATCCTCACACAGGAATATACCGCTGTCATCTGCATGGCACTCCGTGCGTTCACTCTCTTCCCAGAAGCCGTACTCCCCATAAAAAATCCATATCCGCTTCCAGCTGTGCTGTTAGAAGGAGCATCCCTTCCCCGAAATAAATTACTGAAAAATCCCATACATCCTCCTTAAAACACCAACAATCCTCTCTCATCGTAAACGCTGCCACTCTGCCCTTCCTGACGTATACATCTATCAAGCGCCATAATTGCGGCAACAATGCCATCTATCTTCTCCTTAGATTTAGCTTTGGTTACTTTAATATTGCCAGCAGAATCTGTGTCAATAACAACGTTACCTGCCATCCATCTAAGCACTGGATTCCCACCGTGAATAATTCTCCCCTCCATCAGTAAGCGATAGTATTCTTTCGTCGGAGCTGACATTGAAGAAAATCCCTGACCAAAAGGAATAATGGTAAAACCTTCGCCCTCCAAATTTTGAATCATCTGAGTCGCATTCCATCTATCCACCGCAATCTCTAAAATGTGATACTTCTCGGATAAATCCATGATGAACTTCTCGATGAAATCATAATGAATCACATTTCCTTCGGTAGACATGATGTAACCCTGTTTCTCCCAGATATCATATGGTACGGAATTGGCTTTCACTCTTCTCGGAATGGTTTCCTCCGGAATCCAAAAATATGGCAAAAGTACATACTTTTCCTCTTCATCCCTTGGTGGAAATATCAGTACCAGTGCCGTAATATCTCCGGTACTGGATAAGTCCAGGCCCGCATAGCAATCTCTACCAGCAAGTGCGTCCATATCAATCGGCTCATTGCCTCTCATATAAATCGCATCAGGAATCCATGCAACGGTCGAACTGACCCACATATTGCATCGAAGCCATTTGAATGTGATTTCATCAGCCGGATTCTGCTTTGCTTCCCTGTATGCATCCCTCAACCTTTCAATATCAACGGTATATCCAAGAGAAGGATTAACCTTGTACCAGTTTGCCTCATCTTCCCAATCCTCATCGTCCTTAAGTCCATAGACTACAGGATAAAAAGTCGGGTCCACACGTCTGCCTTCCAGAATATCCACCGCCTTCGTATGAAGTTCATATGCAATAGAATGTCTGTCATTGCCTGCAGTCGTGATAATAAAGTGAAGCGGATTCTGTCTTGCATCCGACGAACCCTTGGTAAGTACATCGTATAACTGCCGATTTGGCTGAGTATGGATTTCGTCAAATACTAATCCACTCACCGAAAATCCATGTTTACCGCCAACCTCAGCTGACAGCACCTGATAATATCCGGCATTACTGTAATTCACAATACGCTTAGTGGCTCCCATCAGCTTGCTTCTTTTCATCAGAGCCGGTGACATCTCTACCATCTGTTTTGCCACATCAAATACGATGGATGCCTGCTGTCTGTCAGCCGCTGCACCATACACTTCTGCGGAAGGCTCATTGTCCGCATACAATAAATAAAGAGCGACTGCTGCTGCTAATTCGCTCTTACCTACTTTCTTACATATCTCCACAAATGCAGTGCGGAACTGCCTGTTCCCATCAGGTTTTACAATCCCGAATATATCTCTTATCAATTGCTCCTGCCACGGTAATAGCCAGAATGGTGTTCCTGCCCATTTACCTTTGGTGTGACAAAGATTCTCAATAAAGGTCACTGCCCTGTCTGCTTTCTTCTTATCATAATGTGAAGTCGGAAGCATGAACTGGGAAGGTTTATAATTCTTAAGCTTCGGATATCCCTTTGGTCTTGGTTCCTTTGCCACTAAGAATCACCCCCAAGCAATGCCTCCATCTCATCTTCCGGCTCCTTCCCCTTTATACTACCGGCCACAATACGTGATCTGGATGAAGGCGTAAGCCCAAACTCGGATGCCGCCTGCAGCATCAGCTTCTGATTGGTATTTGCAATACCAACCCAAGGTGTCTGCTGCTGATATCCTTTATCCGTTTCAAAGGTCGACCCCTCAGAATCTATATGCTCCTGCGCTTCCTTCCATCTGGCATAAGACTGGCAGTATGCAGCAAATGCCGCCATATCCACCTCGGTCAGAATTCCCATCTGGTTCATCAGATCCGCAAGTCGTTCCCACTCTTTCTTCGCCTCTGGAAGCAGCCACTCCGGACAGTCAGGCATTCTCTTTGCCGGAACTGGCTCTTTCGTATTCAGTTTTCTTTTACCTGGATTACCCTCCAGCTTCTTAACCGCTGTAGGCTTTGGCTTTCTTCCTGCCACTGGAATCCCCTCCTTCCTTAATTTTCTGCACACCCAAGAAATCAATTTCTTGGGTTATCGCGGTGCTCGTCAAATGCTCATGCAAGCATGGCATTTTCCTTACTACTCGTGTAAATAAAAGGACCATGTATTTCTACACGATCCTCATGATGAATATCTATATGTATTTTAAATTTCCAGTTATTAACTCATCTATTTTCCCATCAAATATCTCTTCAAATACTTGCTCACATGGTATCCTGCACATTCGCCTCTCTTTTGAAGTATCTTGAACCCTGAATGCTGTTTGATCTTTTCCTAAACAAGTATTCATATAAGAATCGATGTATGGCATAGCATCCTCTTTCGTAAAGCTAATTTCTTTTTTCAGCCTTACAAACGATGACAATACACTAATACATCTAGCTCCGCCTATACTGATTACACCATTTCTGGCATTTTTATCATCAGAACAAAAGACATAGATTTGTTCACCGAACTTCAAATTCAGCACTTGCAATAAGACATATGACTTCAGTTCTCCGAGATTTTGTCCCTCGCCGATAGTGTCACAATCATCTTGCAGTTGCTTCAAAAAATCTTCTCTACTTATACTGCGGCAGTCCATTTGAGACACAAGAACAAACTTCTCTTCAAAATATCCATCTTTATATGCATCGCACGCAGTTTTAAGCATTCCTGCATATGCGCTGATAGCCCATTCACCATAGACTCCTGATAATTCATCCAGTATCATTTCATCGTCATACATACATATTGATTTTGATTCAATTTTCGACTGAAACCATTCTGGTGCCCCAGCTATATTGTGACGCATGATTTCCACTTGAATCTGTTTATGACAATAAAAGCAATAACCTGGCATTGCCATAATTTTGTCTATTAATTTATTATGATCATCCTTGCGTATCAAATGCATCTTGGATATAAAGTCAGTATCCAGCAAGGCATATTTTTCATTTGCCATATACTCACCTTATTTTCGATTCCGAAATTCCTTTCCGATTTTTTCCAAGTATGCCCTATCAGATTCCTCTCTACTATCCACAAGTAATTCGTGTTCAGAGTTAAAAGCCAGATTATCCAACAAACTTCCATAGCGGAGTAAACTTCCACTATTCTGCTGCCACTGTTCTGCTTTTCCAGTCAATTCAATTCTGATTGCAATGCTTTCACTTTTTTCTTGATAAAGATTTCTGGCCTTCTCTTCTGTAATCACACCGCTCTCTACTAAGCGCAATACAACTGCTTTGTAAGGAAGCGCAAACAAATCCATAAGAATCAGCACATCATCAATCCCCATATTCTCTTTTGAGATTCCAAACATCTTAAACTGTTCTATCACACTGGCATCCGGCATCAAAAGCAACCCTGCAAAAGCATTTGCTTCAAGATCTTCCTGCGTAGCTGCTACTTCATCAACCGTTTTTGAATCCAATAAAGAACCTGATGTAATAGTGCTGGTATTAATATCCTCTGCATAGCAATGAATATGATATAACTCATGTGCCGTTGCAAAAATCTGCTTACACATTGGCAGTTCTGTATTCACACACAAGAAAATCGTACCCTTCTTCACAAAGGTAAACGCCCATAATTCATCATCCCTAAATGGATAACGAAGCACTTCAAGAGCCAGTTCCCTCTTACGTGCATAATTTGAAACTATGCCAAAAATAGATTCTCTAATAATGGTATTTCCACAGTAATTTACAGCAAA